GCCAACGCCATCGGCACCGGCATCAAGCCGCAGAGCATGGTGCAAGACCAGGTCACCCGCGAAGCCATCCACAGCCTGTGGTGGGACTGGTGTGAACAGGCCGATGCTGCAGGGCTGACCGACTTCTATGGCCTGCAGGCACTGGCCACTCGCGCCATGCTCGAAGGCGGCGAGGCGCTGATTCGACTGCGCTACCGCCGTACCGAAGATGGCCTGCCGGTGGCGCTGCAAATTCAGGTGCTGGAAGCCGAGCATCTGCCAACCACCATGAACCGGGATCTGCCCGGTGGCAATGTCATTCGCGCAGGCATCGAATTCGATCGGCTCGGTCGCCGGGTGGCCTACCACCTGTACCGTTCCCACCCCAATGATGGCCTTCTGGCACCGATGTCCAGCAGTGCCGGCGGCGGTGGCATGGATACCGTGCGGGTCGATGCGAGTGAAGTCATCCACCTGTTCCGCCCGCTGCGCCCCGGCCAGATACGGGGCGAGCCTTGGCTCACGCGTGCACTCGTGAAACTCAACGAGCTGGACCAGTACGACGACGCGGAGTTGGTGAGGAAGAAGACGGCAGCCATGTTTGCCGGTTTCATCACCCGCATGGCGCCCGAAGACAACCTGATGGGTGAGTCGGCGACCGATGCCAACGGCGTAGCGCTCGCGGGCATGGAGCCCGGCACGCTGCAGATACTGGAGCCGGGCGAAGACATCAAGTTCTCAGCGCCTGCTGATGTGGGATCGTCGTACGCCGAGTTCATGCGCCAACAGTTCCGCGCGGTGGCCGCTGCCATGGGCATCACCTACGAGATGCTCACTGGGGACCTGACGCAGGTGAACTACTCCTCCATCCGGGCTGGCCTGTTGGAGTTTCGTCGCCGCTGTGAAGCCCTGCAGCATGGTGTGATCGTGCACCAGTTGTGCCGGCCGATCTGGCGCGCCTGGATGGACCAGGCGGTGCTCGAGGGCACGCTCAATTTGCCTGGATATCGCCAATCTCAGCGCCAGTACCAGGCCGCCAAGTGGATTCCACAGGGTTGGAGCTGGGTCGATCCGCAAAAGGAATACAACGCCATGAAGCTCGCTATTCGTGCCGGCCTCATGAGCCGATCCGAGGCCATCTCCGGCAACGGCTACGACGCCGAAGACGTGGACCGTGAGATCGCAGCCGATAACGCCCGGGCCGATGCACTGGGCTTGGTCTTTGACTCCGATGCCCGGCATGACCAAGCGCTGGCTGCAGTGTCGACAGAGCCAAGCGATCCACAGACTGACGAATCACAGACTGCTGAGTCTGGCGGTGCGTCACCCAACAACCAGGACACCCAACCATGACTTACCTTGCCTCCCGCCTGTTCGGGACGCCCCTGCTGATTCACCGACCCAAGCTGGACGTGATTCTCTCCGTGGTCGGGCAGCGCATCGGTATGGCCGATGTCCCCACGCTGCCTTCCATGGACATGGCCGTTTACCAACGGCCGCCTGCAGCCGCAACCCCTGACGGCATCGCAGTGATCCCGATCCACGGCTCGCTGGTCAAGCGCTCGCTGGGCATGGAAGCCGCCTCAGGCCTGACGTCCTACGGCGAGATCGCCGCGATGTTGGATGCCGCCTTGGCTGATCCCCATGTCAGCGGCATCTTGCTCGACATCGACTCCCCGGGCGGCGAAGCCTCGGGCAGTTTCGAGTTGGCCCGCCGTGTGCGCGAGGTGGCAGCCATGAAACCCGTCTGGGCGGTGGCCAACGATGCCGCGTATTCAGCGGCCTATGCGATTGCCGCCAGTGCCCAGCGCCTGTTCGTAACCGAAACCGGTGGGGTCGGCTCGATCGGCGTCATCGCCTTGCATGTCGACCAATCGGTCAAGGATGCCAAGGACGGCTATCGGTTTACGGCCATCACCGCTGGCGCTCACAAGAACGACTACTCGCCGCACGAGCCCCTGTCGGATGCTGCTAAGACCGAGCTGCAAGGCGAAGTGGATCGGCTGTATTCCATCTTCACAGATCACGTGGCTGCCATGCGCGGCCTGGATCTTGGCGCTGTGCGAGCCACCGAGGCCGGATTGTTCTTCGGCACGAATGCCGTTGCCCAGGGGCTCGCCGATGGTGTCCAAACGCTGGACGCCACCCTCAGCGAATTCCACTCGTATCTCAACGCCCGTAACCATCCGCCGTCTCAGGTGCGGGGCGTCATCCGTGCTGAGGCGGCACCCTTGAAGAAGGAAATGACCATGAACGAAGAAGAGAAAGTGATCGAGACCGCCGACACCATCAGCACCGAAGAAGCCGCCGTGCTGGTCGCTGAAGCCCGCCGCGAGGTGACCCAGTCTGCCCAGGCGATTGCCGAGCTTTGCCTGCTGGCCGGTTGTCCCGACCGCGCGGCAGAGTTCATCGCGGCTGGCAAGACCGAGGCCGATGTCCGGCGCGTACTGATCGACGCCCGTGCGGCACGTTCCGAAGCCAATGACATCCGCTCGACCATCACCGTGGACGCCGGTACGCAAAACCTTGATCGCCCGGAGGCATCTCCCATCGTGGCCGCCGTCAAAAAACTCACGGCCCAGGCCTGACGCACCAGACCCAGAAAGGACTGAACCATGACCTCCATCACCGAACAAAACAACCTCGGCGACCTCTTGAAGTACGAAGCCCCCAACCGCTACTCGCGTGACGTCGCCACCATCGCCGCTGGCCAGAACCTGCCCCAGGGCACGGTACTCGGCCGCAATGCCAGCGATGGCAAGCACTATGCCATCGACCCCGCCGCCACCGACGGCACTGAGGAGGCCATCGGGGTGCTGGCCAACGCCATCGATGCCACCCATGCCGACCGCAGCGACGCCATCCTGATCGCCCGTCACGCCATCGTGGCCAAGACCGCGCTGGTCTGGCCGATCGCGCTCACTGGTGCCCAGCGCACGTCTTACGAGCAGCAGCTGGCCGAGCGCGGTGTGCTGGTGCGTGAATCCACATAAATACGATCCGTCTTTCCATCCCCCCGAACCCGCCCGGCCGTCTGGCTTGCGCGGGTTTCGTCATTTCTGGAGCCCCGAATGAACAACCCGTTTCTGAACCCTGGTTTCTCGATGGCAAGTCTTACCGCCGCCATCAACCTCATCCCCAACCGCTATGGCCGCCTGGAGGCTTTGAACCTGTTCCCGGCCAAGCCGGTGCGCACCCGCCAGATCATCGTGGAGGAGTACGCCGGTAAGCTCAACCTGCTGCCCACCAAGACGCCTGGCTCGCCCGGCACGGTCGGTGAACGTGGCAAACGCAAGCTGCGCTCCTTCGTCATTCCGCACATCCCGCACGACGATGTGGTCCTGCCCGAAGAAGTCCAGGGCATCCGTGCCTTCGGCTCCGAGACCGAGATGGAGGCCATCTCCGGCGTGCTCGCTCGTCACCTGGAGACCATGCGCAACAAGCACGCCATCACGCTCGAGCATCTGCGTATGGGTGCATTGAAGGGTGAAATCCTGGACGCCGATGGCAGCGTCATCAGCAACCTGTTCACCGAATTCCAGATCACGCCGCAGGCGGTGAACTTTGATCTGGCCAATGCCAACAGCGAGGTCAAGGGCCATTGCTACGACCTGCTGACCAAGATCGAGGATGCGCTTCAGGGCGAATTCATGACCGGCGTGCATGTCCTCTGTTCGCCGGAATTCTTCCGTGCGCTGACCACACACAAAGAGGTCAAGACCGCCTACACCAACTGGCAGCAAGGCGCAGTGCTCATCAACGACGTGCGCTCGGGCTTCACCTACGCCGGGGTCACCTTCGAGGAATACCGGGGCCAAGCCGCTTACCTGCAAGCCAATGGGGAACTTGGCACCCGTCGCTTCATTGCAGCAGGTGAGGCCCATGCTTTTCCGCTCGGCACCGTCGACACCTTTGGCACCTACTTTGCCCCAGCCGACTTCAACGAGACGGTCAACACGCTGGGCCAGTCGCTGTACGCCAAGCAGGCTCCTCGCCAGTTCGACCGTGGCACCGATCTGCACACCCAGAGCAATCCGCTGCCCATGTGCCACCGCCCGGGCGTCCTGATCAAGCTGACCGCCTGATCCGATGCCAGTTGCGTTTGAGCGCGCGGTCTCGCGCCTGTTTGCCCGGTTGGGGGTGCCCGGCACCTGCCGGCTAGCCGATGGTCGCGAGATCGCCACGCGCTTCATCGCCAAGACACCGGATGTTGTTGAGTCCTTCGGTGACACCCGGTTGGTGGTGGCCGCCCACCGCTTCGATGTGATGGCTCGTGACGTGGCATCTCCCCGCGAGGGCGATCGTTTCACCGTTGCCGGCCAGACCTATCAGGTGGTGGGTGACCCCCTGGCTGATCGGGACCGCTTGATCTGGACGCTCACAGGAGCGCCGGTATGAGATTGCAAGCTGCCCTGTCTGGCGACTTGGACCAGATGCTGGCCGATGAGGTGCGCATTGCCGAACAGGCGGTGACACTCTCGATTCGTGAAGCCACCAATGGCCTCAAGACCGAACTACGTAGCCAGATCACCGGTGCAGGCCTCGGCCAGCGCTTGGCCAACACCTGGCGCGGCGAGGTTTACCCCAAAGGCAAACTGAGCATCAAGGCGGCGGGCCTGGTCTACAGCCGGGCGCCCGTCATCGTCGGTGCGCATGACCAAGGGGCCACCATCCTTTCCAAGGATGGATTCTGGCTGGCCATTCCCTTGCCGGCTGCAGGCAAGGGTCCACGCGGCAAACGCATGACCCCCGGTCTTTGGGAAAAGCTCCGCGGCCAGCGCCTGCGTTTCATCTACCGCCGGGGCAAACCCTCCCTTCTCGTCGCAGAAAACCAGCGCGCCCGCCAGGGCCAACGCGGCGGTTTCTCCGCCGCTTCACAAAAGGCTCAAGCCACCGGCCGAGGACTGGTCACGGTGCCGATGTTCCTGCTGGTGCCCCAAGTGACCCTGAAGAAGAAATTCGACATCGACTGAGGTAGGCTGAAAAAAGTGGAGTCCAACGTTTCGTAAAATGTGAGGAACGGA